TTCTTCTCCAGAGACTGGACTAAGCTCTGTTTCGTTTTGAGAGACTGTAACAATGCCAGACTCTGAATCCCAAAATACATTTTCAACAACAGTGTTTGCTGATGAACCAGTTAATGTATCTACACCGTCAACTTTTTCAACTGACATAATATTTGCAAACTGATTTGCAGGGGAATCAACAAGACTCAACTCTATCAAATCATATTCCTTAATAACTCTAATTGTTTTATCTGCTTTTTCATCATAAGCATCATCCCACTTGTTCATTCTTCCACCAATAGAAAAACCAGTATAAGTTCCATCTAAAACTTTTTCCCATGCATCTTGTGCACCTTTAGAAATATATGCTGAAACAAAAACACCTTTATAAAACTTCTTTGATTCTGGATCAAAATATTTTTCTTCTTTAAATGAAACCATCTTGCCTACTGCTGATGGCTGATGCATTTCTCTAATGTTTCCACGGAATTTTGCGAAAGCTTCCATAGATGCTTCTGTTGTTACAATATCATCTTGCTTGTCTAGGTTGTCTAGAGATGCAAAACCAGAGACAATACGACGGCCTTCATCAACCTTTGTAAGAGGCATGGATAAGCGAACTTTGTCGCCATCAGTGGTCCAGTGTGCTTTATTTATATTCATGACGATTCTATTATACCAAACCTTTTATAACTTTTCTTAATTATTGAGACGATCTACCTTCACCCTGTGCATTGCGACCACTTGTGGTTGCAGGACCATCGGATTGGCTGTTTGTTCTTTCTGAATCTCTTGATCTATTACCAGCAAGATTTGCTGCAGTATCTGTTGCCTGTCTTGGAGACATAACAAAAGGAGCATCTCCGTCTGGATGTTGAGGAAGACCAATAGCTTCACGAGCCTCATTTGGCATCATTACCTGAGTCTTTACATATCTTTCAAGAATTTGTGACTGAGTAATTTCATCAGTTAGGGTTAGCTCATTGAACTTAAGTTCAAGGATATCTGTTTTTTCCTTGATGATTTTGCTAATGACTTTATTCAGGTGTCCTTGTGCTGGACGAGATACCTGCTCTTTAAATGTTCTATCCTGTGCAATTGATGCTGCGATTGCTGCTGAATCAGTACCGCCAAGTTTTGAAATTGGAACCTGATGTGCAACAAGAATATCATCACGATTTTGCTTGCGGTACTCTTTAAACGATCCATCCTGAATGCCATTCTCAATTGGCTTCATATCAAACTCAACTTTATTTTGATCTGTGTCGCCAGGAAGTGGTATGTAAAGAGTTCTGTGTGACTGAGCTTTTAGTCCTGTCTGCAAGAATCGGAACATCTTGTCTTCTGCTTCTCCAGATAGCTTTGCACCCTTGAGTGTTACGACATATCTTGGAACAGCCTTGTTCTCAAAATAATCAATATTATATTGTGATGCAAGTTGATCGCCAATCAATGACGGTAGTGCTGCAATAATATCAGGGATTCCATAATATGTATTTAATGGAGAATATTCTTTAATATGAATAATTTCATTTGGACGTGGATCATCTGTTACTGGGTTAACATTTCTTGCACCAAAGTTTCTAAAGTAAACAATCTTTTGTCCAATAATTTGCATGTATCCATCACGTAAACGACGGATGCGAACAGTAGTTGAAGGGATGTGGCCAATATATCCAATATCTCCGTTAACAGTGCGACCTACTTCAATATATCCATTTCCAGTAGACTCAACATCTGTGTAAACCTTTTCCATTGTCTTAGTAAAAGAATCATCGTCATTAAGATTTTCTAGCCAATCACGCATTTCAAGCTTCATTCTTTCAATACGCTTACGAGCACGACCAACTGCTAACTCGTCATCTTTATTTTCAAGACTTAGCATTGTACGATCTGTTACTTCAAATGAATAACCAAGTCCAACAATATTAGCTACCTTAGCATCAATAGCAGCATGGTTAGCAAATGATGTGTCATAAAAATTTGCAAGTTCATAAAGATTGTATGGTGGAGTAATTACATCATAGATTCCATAGCCATTGCGATATACAGTACCAGGATTTATAGCTTTTGATCCCGCATCTACACCTGCAGGAGTTGCATTTGCTGAGTCAAGATATGCTGTATTATTTATGTCTAGGGCTTTGCCAATATTTCTTGCAGTTCTTCTACGAAAGTTTTGATCTAGTCCAGAATAATCTTTTAGAATGTCCCAAGACTTATTGAATGGATCTTGTTCTTTAAATGGATTATCTTTTTCTTCTTGTGTATTTAAGCTGGCAGAAATATATGTATAGTCTTGGTCATTACTCATCAAATGCTTCTTTCCCGTGAGTCTTAAGAGTCTGTTGTGCTGCATGCCATGCACCTAAATCATTTCTTGATGGAATCAAACCATTAACCATACGATCAAGTTGCTCTGAGTGTTCTTCTTCAGTAATCCTGGTTAGTCCTGGAACAAATACTGCGTCACCATCTCCAGGATCTCCATAGTGTCTTGCTGCACTCTTTAGTTCTGTAATCTTGGCAATATCACCACGCATTGATTCAATGTTTAAAACATTACCGTCGCCGTCCGTAAACCACTTTCCAGAAGCCTTTTTATAAACATATAGGCCCCAATCATAGTTCTTCTCAATGACCTTTTTTCTGACATTACCCACAATAGGCAAGCCAGTCTTTTGATTAATTAGCGGATTATTTGTTGTACTCATAACCATAAGTATACCATAATGATGTTAAAGTGAACTACCCTTAACCATTAATACAGTTTAATCTCACAGGCATCTGTGCTGCAGTATGCTTCGCCTTCAGCCTCAAGATTTTCTACACCATCATAGATAGCAGACCAGTCAATCTTGCCAATCTTGCCAACATATGCATTATATTCTTCTCTTGTGATTTCACTATATGGTTGCTGAGGGTATGTCTTATTTCCCATTGGAAGGAATGAAACTGCCTTAAGCTGGCCCTCATACATATTAAGTGCTGGAGCAACGAACTGCTTTTCAGTTTCCTTATCAAATGAGAGTGTTACAGAAACACCATTGTCTGACCAATACTTCTGAGCAGTTGCTGCCAAACCAATCTTTTCAAACAAGCTTACCTGCTTCTCAGCACGTCTATGCCCTGATGCAACTGGGAAATAAACTACTTGTGTATTTGCTGATACTAGGTCTGGTTCAATCTTATATCCCGCTGCTTTAAACAAATGAAGCATTGGATCAGTATTTCCAAAACGAATAGCACGAAGATAGAACTCTCCACCAGGTCCCCAGTGAACTCCAGGTGTGGCACCAGAAAGAAGTGATACTGATCCTGATGGCTTAACAGTTGTTACACGAACCGATTCACGAACACATAGCCATTCTGAATACTTGTGATCATAATGACGGATCTTGTTGTATCCTTCATCCATCCACTCACGAGTTGTTGGAAGACCATGCTCATCAGCAAATGCAGCAATACCTGTAAGAGATGTTCCAATGCGACGATTTCTCTGCATGATACCGTTTGTTTGTTGCCAATGAGTTGGCATAAGTGTTACAGTCTTTCCATAAAGATATGCAAACTTCAATGTCTTGAGGAAGTCCTCCTTAGAATCATGACGATTTAAGTGCACTTCTACAAGTGTACAAAGTTCGTACGATTCCAATGGCTGCTCCGCACAAGGATTGAAGCCCATAATGCGAGTGTCCTTATAATCAGGAGTATCTGCAAGACGGCCATAACTGCGAGCAACATCAAGCCAGATAAAACCTGGCTCTCCATTGTCTGCAATTAAATCTACATAATCTTCATACTTTGTTCCAACTGTTGCTGAAATAGAATTGTTAGACATCCATGCCCAACCTGGTTTTTCTGGATCATATGAATTTCTTTCAGGAAATACTTCTGGATTCTTAAGATTAATAAAACCATCATCTTCTGGTGTACCAAGAGCAAGGGTGGCAGAACGACGAACATTTCCAGAAACAACGCAGGTACCAATAAGATTTATGATATCTACAATAGCACGGCTGTCAAGGGCTTCACCTGCCCTAGAACCAATTACATTACGAATGCGTGTATGGAGATCAATAAGTGGTGCTGGACCGCTTGCAACGCCTCCAAAGCCCTTAATAGGGGCTCCTAGAGGACGGATAAGATCATAGCTAAATTGCTGAATTGATTGGTTTTGGCGTAGGAATGAGTTAATCAAAAGACGAACTGATTCAACCCATCCTTCACGAGTATCTGGAATTTCATAGATTGATTCTGGCTCAGTAGGAGCATAAATAGGCATCTGCTTGTCTTGTCCAAGGGTATCAAATCCAACTCCAATGCCCAGCATTAATGCATCCATTACCCAGGCAAATAGAGCACCTGGGTCATTACGATCAATATCACGAGTAGAAACCATTGCACAGTTTTGAAGGGAAGCTGAGTTGCGCTTCTCCATAGTCATTGGAGTTCCAAATGCCCATAGGCCACGTCCTGGTGGTGTCCACTTTAGTTCAAACATTCTTTGGAATGCTTCTTGAGCTGACTTCTGTGATTTATTATCATTCCATGGAAGACGGTTATCTTTTGCATGGTTTTTCTGAACTGAATACATACCCTCAATTACACGACGGCATACTTCATGCCAGCGCTCTTTTGTTCCATCTTCTTTAACACGAGAATAAGTACGAATAAATGTAATCTCTCCCAACGAGTTAGATCCAGCATCTGAGAATCCAAATGGTGCTGGGATAGTAGAGTACTTGTTTACAAAGTCCTCTGATAGACGGAATGAGAATACGCTTTCTGACATTTATGTACCTTTCAAAGTAAAATTAAGTGAGCACTTCATGTTTTCTGAAGTAGTGTTAAGTATATCATAGATTTAAAAACAAAAACACGCTCATTTTTATTCTATTAAGATGTAGTTTAAGGTTATAGCTTTGCTATATGCAATGCTGTCTGTAGTTTTAGTTAACTAGCCAAACTTGCTACTATTTATATGACACATCTCTATTTGATTAATATTTAGATGCTTTGGTAAAGATCCAACCCAAAAAATTGCTTCTGATAAATCTTCTGCAGTTAAAGCATTATCCCTTTTTTCTTTTTGAGTATCAATGGTTGCTGGACAGATTTCTGTAATCTTAATTCCAAACTGAGGGAACTCTAGCCTCATTGTATCTATTAAACCTCTCTGTCCTCTTTTGGCATTTGTATAATTGCCTCCACCACGATATGGTATTTTTCCACCAAAGGAAGTTATAAAAATAATAGTTGGAGACTCTGATCTTTCCATACAAGGAACAAATAGCTGAGATAGATACATAGGGCCAGTGACATTTATGTCATAAGACTTTCTAAAGTTTTCTGGGGTTTCATTTATAATATGAGTTGGTCCAGACCCTCCACCTGCATTATTAACCAATAGGTCTAAGGTGATATCTTTATATTTTTCAAAAAATACCTGTATTGCTTTAGAGTCTGTAATATCTAGGCTATATACTTCAACATTATCAGATACAAGTTCAGATACTTTAGAAAGGTCTCTTGAAACAGCAATAACTCTGTATCCATTTTCAGATAATCGTTTAACAGTTGCATATCCAACACCCTTGCTGGCACCTGTGACTATTGCTGTCTTCATCTACATACCGTTAGATTTATTCAGATCCATTCCATTATGAATCCAGTGTCCAGGCACCATATATTTAAAGCCAGACTTTACAATATGTGCTGTATGAAAATATGGAGGAAATGCTGGAAAAATTATAACACTGTTTGCTTTTGGCTTTAATCCAAAATCAATTGCTCCGCTTGCAACAGATACATCATAGTCTAAATCTACTGCTGGTGCTACACCTTTAGAAAAACCATCAGCACTTGTCCATCCACCATTGTAATCTTTTAATTGAAAAGATATTTCTCCACCTTCACAATCATCATTTAAATACATTACAAGAGAATATCTTAGGGTTTTGTCTCCGTCTAGTTGATCAAAGTGGGCTCCCATTCCCATTCCAGTGTTATATTTTTTTATATTAAATGTTGGAAAAAGTCTTGGCTCATCAAAATCTCCTAGGGAAGTAGCATAATCTTTGCAAACATTATAAAGAGTAGTTGTTATTGCATCATAAACATACTTGCTTTTTTCTCCAACTTTGCCACCTAAACTATTTATTGCATTAATATCAAATGTTTTTGTTTCACCATAAATAAAGTTTTTATCATTAGAAGATGTCCAAGGATTCCAGATATTTACTCCATATTCATTATTTGAATCAAGATTGTCCAGTTCTTTTAAAACACTTTGGAACTTATCAAAATTTTTTATAGCATCAGTATAGTAGTAAACTTTTGGATCTAATATTTCTTTATTCATTGTTATTCTCCTAATACTTATTCTTTATGTAATGATCATTTTCTTTTATAAATCCAACAAGAACATATCTTATAGGACCTTCTCCTACGTGTCTTACTCCATGCTCATGCTCTTTGTTACCTGGAAAAAATAACAATGATCCTGGCTCAGGCTTTATCTCTATTCCTAAATGTGGAAAAAATAATTCACCATCTAAGTAATCATCATTTATATATGCGATTGTAGCATATTGGATGGATGGATCTGTATGCTGATCTGAATGAGACTTTAGTTCTACTCCAGGTTGCATCCTTTGAATTGTTGCAAATCCACTTAGGTGAAGTTCTGAATTGGAATTCACTACCATTGAGTTTAAGTTATCATATATTTTGCGATATATTTCATGATTTGCTATGTTAAAATTTTTATCTTTCCAGTTTTGAGTAATTTCAAATTTACCTTCAGCAACCAGATTTTCTACATCATCTCTTCCAAACTTTGTCATACAAAAAGTTTTTAAATTAGCGGAATACTCTACTTCCCAATCTTCTTGGGAAATACCATTTATAATACTTAAAAGAATATTTATCTGTTCTTTTGATAAAAAGTTTTCAACAGAAAATATCTCTGAAGTAATTTCCTTAATAGAATATCCTTTATTTAGCAACTGTTTCTTAAAAGAATCAATCATGTTTATCACCATCTACTCTATACTTCTTTCCATTTAAATCTATTTTCCATCCATCTTTAAGTAATTTTTGCCATTCTGCTCTTTCAAGCTCTTGCTTTGATCTTGTCTCTTTCATTTCTGCTGCCCAAGCATCTCTAAGTTCTTGTGGGTATGCAGACTCTTCTCTATCATCCCAAAATGATCCGATTGTATATCTTACTCCGCTTTCAATTAATGATACCTCATGCATATTGTTAAATCCCCCGTCAAATACAGCGAGCATTCCCACTTCTGGTTTAATCTCTATGTTTTGACCTGGAAACTTAAGTAGTCCACCTTCAAACTCGTCATTAAGGTATAGAAACCCTGCGTAACGGCTTCTTGTAAAAGCTCCCGACTTTCCATGCTCGTCTGTATTGTCAGAATGAATTCTTGCGTATGCTCCTGGCTCCCACTTTTGTGTATGATAGCCAATTTTAACAATTGTTAATGGGTCAAGGTCATGGACTGATGCTATTGCTGTAGGCATAGCCTTTTCAATATCTGAAAATATTGTTGGACTTAACCCTAAAGAAATTACTTCTTCGTCATTATCCAGTGGCAAAACAGAAGAGTATGACTCATAAAAAGATATTGGCATCCAAGAAATCTTTCCATTGGCTGCATGGGCATCAAGTGCTTTGATCATTTTTTGACAAGTCTTTTCATCAATAAATTTTTCATACACAACAATATCTTTAGTTATTCTTTTTTTATTATTTAAGTTCATGGCTGTCTTTCTCCAGTATGTTTTGTAATTTCCCAAAAAAATGGGCAGGTATACCTTATACCACTTTTGATCTCTGTTACTCCATGAATATAGTTTCTATCCCCTGGGAAAAAGTATGCAGCACCTTTTTTGGGCTTAAACTGAATTCCTTGTAAAGGGAAGTACAACTCTCCACCTTCGTAATCATCATTTAAATAAAATAGACTTGCAATATCATAGTTGGGAAAGTCATTGGGAAGACCAGCATCTGGACCTTCATGAAGTTCTTTGTCTGCATGAGGATTTTGAAGCTGACCTGGAAGCCATTTAACAATTGTTGTTCCTGTAGGAGTAGCTTCTACTTTATAAAAATTTTCAATAATTGGTTTTAATCTTTCAAACAAACCTTTAATTACTGGTGATATAGATGGGTCATTTTTGTCTAAAGAAGGCTGGGTTGCTACTCTGTCCTTCCAGTAATCTGAATCATACACGACTGTCCCATTTTCATTTATGTGACTTTGTGTTATATCCCAGATAGTTATAGAACTTGCAGATTTTTCTAAAAATGCAATTTCTTTTTCTGTCATGAAGTTTTCTAATTCAACAATCATATCCTTGCTATTACCAAACCAACCAGAGGGGGTAATTGATGGCTTTCTAACTACAACTGAGGCGCTATTTTTGTTCATAACTTGATTATATCATAGGGTTCTAGACTACAATTTATATTTTTTTCTTAGTCTGATCTTTTACAAAAAGCTTTAAAGTTTTTACTTCATGGGAGCCTTTACTTTCGCCCTTTTCATTAACAGCATCTCTATACCAATCTGTCCATTGTCCAGACTTGTTCATTACTTGTGCTGCTTCTCCATATGACATATTTGCCTTACTTTTAGACCCATCTAAATCTTCATAATTATTAATAATAATAGAAGTATTATTTAAATCTGTCAAAGATATAGGAATAATAGTTGCTATTGGAGTACCTGCTCTTATTGTTACTCTTTCATTTGATTTTTTTGCTTTAATTGCTAATGGTAGTGGATTTGGATAAAATGAAGTACTAACCAAATTAGACATAGTTTCAAAATATTCACTAAAATAGTTAACTGGATTAATTGTCCAAATGCTAACGTCATTATCTGTTCTAAAAACTAAACCAGTATTTAAGCTTATGGAGGACTGACCTCTTCCAGAGTAAGAACCTTCTGGTTTAAATATTTTTACATGCTCACCTGTTTGATCATTTATTCCATCCCACTCAAACTCAATATCTTCCTCACATGTAAGATTCCATCCAATTACGTTTGCTTGGGTTACTGGAAAACATCTGTAGGCATGGTTTTCAGATGTCTGATCCATCCAATCTCTTTTTATTGACATTGGAGCAATAGTAAAAAGAGATCCTTGCTGTTTTTGAACTGATATTCTATACATTAGTGTCTATCGTCAATATACATTTCAGGCGTATGAAACTTCTTATTATAATCAAGCATAGTTACAATTGAGTATTTTGTACCTGACTTTACTGGCATTGCTTGATGAGGATACATAAAGTTTGAAGGAAAAATAAAAAGATCTCCTGCTTCTGGTTTAATGTTTAGGTTTTGAAGTCTAAAGTACAACTCTCCACCCTCATAGTCATCATTAGGATAGGCCACAAGAGACACTGTACAGTTATATGAGAACCCATGGTCGTGATGCTCCATAAAGTGTTGTCCTGGACCATATTTAATAAAGTTAAAGGCTTCCCAATACTTTAGTTCGGTTATATTATGAGTCCTGCAATAGTCTTCAACTGCTGGAGACTGTACATCATAAACATCTTGCCAAAGGTCTTGTAGATTTAAAGATACTTGGCTTCTATCTGGTGCAAGATCAGTTTTTTTAAATTTAAAGTCATTACAATTTCTATACTCTGGCATTAATTGCTGATACCCAACATAAGCTGGTAGCCAACTATACCCAGTGTTATCTCCCTCTGGCTTGAGATTTTCTTCAAGCCTCTTAATTAAATCAATTTCTTTTTTAATAACATTTTTATAACAAATTATTCCATTGCCATAATCTTTTTTATCTGTCCATGTTTGCATTTATTTCCCCTTATTTATATTCTCTTCTTGACCAAACTTTGTTTTTATATATACCGCCATCTGGCTGTCGGTAAAATTTCATGTTATCAACCATTTTATCATAAATTTGAGACTGATCTAATATCTCTATTTTGTGATCCCAGTTTTCTCTTTTAAATGGCAAAACCTGAAGGTATGGGGTTCCTGCTGGAATTGTTCCTTCCCATCCTTCTGCTACAAAAAATGGAAAAGTTCCTAAAAGATGAACCTTATCAGAATCTACAACTCCAGTGGTATTTAAAAAAGGAAGGTCAAACCTATTCATTGGTGTCATAAATAGTGCACTATATCCTTCTGGTAGCTCTAATCCCCAATCAGAATACCAAGCAAAATGGTTTTTGTAGTATCCTTGTGGATGTTCAAACTGTGGCATTGGTGATCTTGGTATACAAAAATCTTGGTGCATTGGATCTTCATTTTTTACAGTAATTATTCCTTGATCATTTTTAACAAATACTAAATCACAAGGAGTTTTAAATACATATCCAGTTGAGAATGCATCCATAATTGCTGGACATGCCTTCCATGTAGGCACCTTCCCATAGTCATCAGTTGTGCCTTCTTTAGGGAACGGGCAAAGTTCTTTTGGAGCCTTGTAGTATTCCCCATTTGACATTTTTGCAAATCTGTCTGCGTCTTTATACCATGATGGAATAACACTTTGAGTTGGCGTTGGAACAGACTTGCTTTGTTTATTTAACCATGGCCTAAAAGATCTAAAAATTGCTATGTTAGACTTCATATGTATTAATTATGACCTAAAGTATTAATGTCTGTCATAATGACAACACAATATTTTGTACCAGACTCCATTGGAAGAGATGCATGCTCATAAATATAGTTTGATGGGAAGACTGCAATGTCTCCTACCTTTGGCTTGTATACTAAGTTATCAAGTCTTGGAAACTTTAGGTCTCCGCCTTCGTAATCATCATTAATATAAATAACGGCAGAAACTGTACAGTTATATGCTGGGCCGTGGTCTGCGTGAATATTAAAGTGAGTTCCTTCTCCTTCATACTTTACAAAGTTAAATGCTTCGTAATATACCACATTTATTCCCCAGTACTTGGCATAATCATCTATACAGTACTTTAACTTCTGATATATCTCTTCATGTAATTCTATTAACTCAGAGTTAGATTCATCTCTTGGACCTAAGTCCACTTGCTTATATTTAAAATCCACACAATCTCTTGCTTTTTTAATTGGATTTGGTGAATTTGTCACAGTAGCCTCAGACCATTTAAATCTTTTTCCATTAGATAGATTTGACTCTAATGTTTGAATGTATCTGTTTGCATCTTTTAGTGAAAAAGTATTTTTATAAATGTTTAAACCCAAACTTAAATTTTCAACACTAATGCCATTTTCTATATTTCTTAAGGCAACCCTATTAGAGGCGGTCTCTGATCTATCTTTATTAAACCAGTCGTTTTCATTTTCATCATAAATGTTCATCACTATCTCCTATCTATTATATTATAACACAAGAATAAATAATCCTTAAAACTATTTTTGCATTAAATTAATATTATTGTTTTCTTTATTATACATAATTGGTGCAGGAATAATATATTTTAGTGCTTTCTTATAATCCCCTTTAAAAAACCAAAAATCTGGTGGTGCAAAATTTATAAAAAGCTGTAAAGAATAGTCATTTTCGTTAGTTGATGTATACTCTGGTCTTGAATGTATTTCTTCACTTCCATATAGAAATACTGCAGAATTGGGCTTGTCTATAAATAAACTATCTTCAACTAAAAGCCCCCAGTCTTTTAAGGTTGTATCAATACACAAGTCAATAATATGCGTACATGGTAGCTTATCCACGTGTGGAAGAAGTTTTGGAATATTGCCATTAATTATCTGGTACTTAACTATCTGTATATATGTAATTAGCAAATCATCTATTTTAAAATATCTTCTTGCCTTTGCAGTAAAGAGATCCTCTATTTCTGTAGGAAAATTTATAAATGATCCGTATCTGCTGTATCCGTCTGCGTAATGTAAATGACTAAATTCTTTAACTTTTTCAATACAGATATTAGAAACCTTATTAAAGTCGTCAGGGTCTAAAAATGTATCTACACTATAAGATTTCATATAAGTACTATACCATAAAACATAAGTCTATAGTATGGGAATCCACAACCTTTGGTCATTGTTTAGAATAGATGATAAAGGTGATAAATAATATTCTATAACAATACAACTTTCTTTAACCTTTGTATTTATAAGATTGGTTGGGGACGATAATGTAACTGTGTTTGTATTAAACCTATATTCTTGTTTATCATTATCAGTATAATATGTTTGCTGTATTCCTTCTGATCCAAGCACAACAAATCCATGAAACACTGGCACGTCTCTTCCTGGAAAATCAAAAATTTCATTATTGTTATCTTTAGTATATTTAAATAATTTACCTTTAATAAAATAATCTTGTCTATATTGATATATTGAGTAGTGCTTACATGCTTCATTTAATAATTCTGAAATTTCTTTATAAATTTTATATGTTTCTGTATTATATTCCTGAAATATATTTTGAGGCTTGTCTATAGTTATGGACTCTATTTTTTTTAAATTTTCACAAGTATATATATCATCATGCATGTTTTTGCTTAAATTTAAAATATGATCAGCATTTAAGCTATCTATATTTTTTGTAAATACTTTAATGTCTCTGCGTTTATACTTCATATCTTATAAACCTTTTATCAAAATGTATTATTGGATATGCTGGATCTCTAAAATCAAACATGTTAAAATCATCAACTTTTTTATTTTCAATTTCTTTATCTAATGAATATGCCCCATTAAATAAAAAATCTCCATTCTTGTGTTCTCCATAAGAATACTTTAGCTCATTTCCTAAAAATTTAATAAATTGATCACCAACAATAAGTGCATTTTTTCCTTTTCCACTTTTTCTTAGTTTGGGTGAGACAAACATTTTATTGGACATATAATCTTTATCCCAAGTAGCATATATGTCTGGATATTCATCAATTATATAATTAGATAGAAGTATTGTTCCACTTGGATATTTGTCGTTAAAGTAAACTGAACATATTCCTGAAAGAATAGGATGATTTTCTATGTTTGTAAAACAAAACCAAGAACCAAATAATTCTTCTGGATACTGACTAATACTTGGAGTAAAATTTATAGATTTGTTATTTTCATAAACAATCATTTTTTTATTATATCTAGTCTTGATTCCATTCAATATTATCAAATGTTAATGAATGCTCTGTCCAGAAGAAGTCAAATGGTTCACAGTTAATACTATATGCAAAGTATGTTATATCTAAAAACTCTAAATCATGTATATCAACAAATTGTGAATCAGTGTAGTTGTATACCTTATCAGTACTAAGAAGTTCTGATACAGTTACAATTTTTGCAACTCCATTTCTTTCAATAAATAGGTAGTGTGCACGTGTAAACATTTCTCCATTTACAGATACAGCGCCTTCTCTTTCATTAACAGATATACTTTTAATTGTAGTCAGTGCTGGAGTTGAAGATGAAATAGTCTCTGTATCCCAGATCATTGCTGCTAGATCTTCTGCAGTTGTTCCAATAGATGTAAAGTTTTGAGGAATGCCTGGAATATCTAGAGATAAAAGAACGTCACCAACCTTTAGATCTTGTGCACGAACTAATCCATTTTCTGTTCTAACAAGAACGTTGCTTCCTAATGATCCTTTGCCAGGTGCAGAAAGGAAAAATGGGAAATATGGAGGGAAAAATGGGAATGATGGTCCAAATCCTGGGAAAAATGGGAAATATGGAGGGAAAAATGGGAAAAATGGAGGGAAAAATGGAGGAAAGAACGGTGGGAAGAATGGAGATAAGGTAGTAACTGACCCAGAAGCGTCAGAATTAAATCCTGCTCCGTTAGCGTTAGTCGCTCTGACTGTATATGTCTGAGAAGTGCCAGCAGTATCTGCAATAACAATTGGAGAGGTAGCACCAGTTCCAGAAGTACCATCAGAGCCTGTCACTGTATAGCTGGTGATGGATTTACCGCCAGTTGCTGGAGCTGTAAATGCAATAGAGTTTTGATTAACTCCAGCTGTTACGGTTGGGACATCCATTTTTCCTGGAACCGTTGTTACTGTTACTGCAGCAGAAGCAGCAGAAGCAGCGGAAGTTCCTGATGCGTTAGTTGCTGTTACTGTAAATGTTGGTGCTGCTCCCGTTTGAAAACCAGAAATTACAAGTGGAGAAGATGATCCAGTTGCTGTAGCTGGCATATTATAAAATGGTCCTGCAACTCCTACGCTGGCTGTTACTGTATAGGAAGTTGCTGGTCGGGAATCTGCTGGCAATTCAAAAGCAATTGATACTGAGCCATCACCAAACGCTCTACCTGTTCCTACGTCTGTACCAACAACGTTTATTGGTGCGGCTGGTGCTAAAAAGTCATTTGAAGCTTGTGACTTTTTTCCAATTTTTTTACCTGCTGCCATTTTATTCCCCTTTATATTTTCTTAAGCTGTCAAGTCGCCAAAAACAACCCAAGTATTTGCTGCTCTCTTAAATAGAGTTGCAGATGACCACTGAGTTCTTAGATTTAATCCTGGTGTTGCGTTAACTGTTACTCCACCAGCACCTGCAATTGTAACCTGTCCAGTTGATGTTTGCAGGACGTCAAGGGAGGTTCCGATTGGGAAGTTTAATGTGCTATCTGCTGGGATTGTTAGTGTCATTGCTGACCCTGAAGCCATCTCAATTAGGTCATCTCTTTCAGTAAGTGATGAAAGTGTGTATGATGCTGTCTTCTGAATGATTAGTGTCTGAGATGGGACGCCTTCTTTTGTCTGTGTACCGTCTGTAAATGCTACTCCAGATGCAGCAACCGTTACCAATCCAGTAAATGTTGGGGCATCAATTGGGGCCTTTAAGTCTACAGAAGCTTTTGTAGCAGTAACTAATGTATCAATTGAAATTGTTCCTGGTGTTGCTTCTGTTAAACCATCGCCAGCAACAACTGTCTTACCAGCGTTAAACTCTGTGTATGTAATGTTGTCGGTACCAATTACAATTGGGTTTGTTGCTGAGTTATTAATAAAACCAATAGAGGCGTTTACTGTTCCGCGCTGAACAAATGTAAAGTCTCCGTTTTTCATTTCCCCAGTTGGGTTGTTATCTGCGTCTGTTGCGCGGGTAAGCACCCAAGGAGCAGAGACTGAGCCCAATGTTGTCAATACATAGATACCGTTTTGCTTAGCGTCTGTCTGGTTCTTTACAAGAACTCTTTCGTTAAGGACAACGCTCTCACCATCAATTGTAGTCATAGCGCGGTTTGTGTCGGCTGTAAGAGTTGCCCCTACCCCAGATGTTCCGTTGCTATAAATAGTTGCTAAGTTTACAGTTGTTGCAGCGTGTACTGCCTCATGGAAGTTTAATCCAGCAGTTACGTTGTCAACATACAACTTAGTTGCTGCGTGAAGGTCAGATGTTGGGGCTCCTGATAGAGTAAGTGCCCCAGTCATTGTTCCGCCAGCTAAAGCAAGCTTTGCTGCAAGGTCAGTAGTAAGATCTGCAACCTTGGACTGAGCAATTGCTGCTGATGCATTAATGTCTTCATTAACAATTGTTCCTGTTGCAATTTTGGCTGAAGTTACTGCGCCATCTGCAATCTTGCCTTCTGTTACTGCTAGAGCAGCAATCTTGCCTTCTGTTACTGCTAGAGCAGCAATTTCATTTGTACCAACTGAGTCATCGCCCATCATTGATTGTGAAATTGTATTTGCAGGAAGTATTACAGTACCTGTAAAGGTAGGTGAGGCTAATGGTGCTTTAGCATCCATTTGTGTTTGAATAGATGAGGTTACTCCGTCAAGGTAGCCAATTTCAACATCTGATACGTTTGCAACAATCGGTTGCTTGTTATTTAATTGAGTCTGAATATCCGAAGTTACGCCACTTAGGTATCCAATTTCAACACTTGAAACATTGGCATCAATGTTTTGCTTATTGTCTAGCTGAGTTTGAATAGAAGAAGTGACACCAGATACGTAATTTAAAGCAGTTGCTGTTGCTGTCAATACAACATCTTCATTGATTTTGGGGCTTGTAAGTGTTTTATTTGTTAAAGTTTGCGTGTTTGTTGTGGTTGTCAAAAGTGATGTATTTGCAATTCCATGTATATCTATAGTATCTGCTTTATGCGTTGTTACCGCTGCATCTGCGTAAGTCTTTGTTGCTAGACCACTTGTATCTGAAATCCCATGCACATTTGTTGTCGCTGAGGTGTGATTGGAAGCCAAAGTATCTACATATCCTTGTGTGACAAGTGTTCCAGTTGAGTCTGGAAGAGTTAGCGTTCTATCTGCTGTAGGGTCTGTTATAGCTAATGTAGTTTCAAAAGCATCTGCTGTAAGACCTTCAAATACAATTCCTGTTGTAGCATTAATTGTTGTGCTGTTAATAGTGGTAGTTGTACCGCTTACTGTTAAGTCGCCTGATACTGTAACATTTCCACTACCGTCAGCCAAAACCACTGTTCCACTAGCATCTGGAAGAGTGATTGTGCGATCAGCAGTTGGATCTGTTACGGAAACTGTGGTTTCAAATGCATTTGATGTTGCTCCCTCAAAAGTAATGCTTGAGCCAAAGGCTGGGTTTACTGTTGAGCTAGCATCAATAAAATAATCAAGGTTGATCCAGTGATTTACGCCATCACCAATTTTAAACTTATTTGTGTCGGTTTCAAATCCGATTTCACCTGCGTTGAGGATTGGCCCGTTGCCAGAATTTGTTGAAATCCATTGAGCAGCAGTACCTCTGCGCTGTTGCATTCTTGTTGCCATTTATAGTCTCCTCTTAGGTGTCCTGTAGTATTATATCAGATAATTAACTAAAATTATCTAATGGGCTTCCGCCGTCGTAGCTGTTATTCCAATAATCTGAATCATAGAATCCTGCAATTTCAGTTGATGTAAAAATTGAATCGTAGAAGCCTGCATCTTGAAAGACTGAGACAATAAGTCCAGTTCCGTCAATTGCAGTATCGTGAATATGTTGTCTAAGGTCAGCGGTATCTGAAAATGTTGCAATCATAATCCAGTCAGCCTGATCAGTAGAATATACTGATACATGGCGTGATACTGTATCAAACCATAGCTGCCCATTTACTGGATTTGCTGGGGCTGTTGATGCTGGTGCAGCAATTGCTCCCTTGCTATCTACGTAAAGTTTTGTTGTTGCATGTGCATCAAGGGTAGGAGTGGCAACTGTAACAGTGCCTCCAAAGGTACCGCCATTGGCTACATCTAGCCCGTGCTTTACCTTAAAGTCTCTATTAGTAGTTGCCACTTCTATCCTCTTTTCTTAATTATGCTTGAATGTAGGTCTTGCTTACCTTAACAGATGTATCTGCTGCTGCTGCAGTAACCTGAAGAACAACATTGCCAGAGCCATCATAGGCAGCATTTGTTGTTCCTAGTTCACCATTGCTTTGTACATTAGCGTACTCTGTCAAGTAAACGTTATTTGATCCATCTACTGCAACCAATATTTCAATTACTTCAATGTCAGTGCCCTTTTTCAATTGAACAATATATTTAGCAGCAGAGTATGATGATACTGCCCATGCATCAATATTTGTTGCTGAAGTTCCAGCAGTTGATGTATTAGAACCAACAAGAGCATTTGGGAAAGCAATGGTTGTTGCAGTTGCTGCACCAAGTACTGGAGTAACAAGGGTTGGTGTATTAGCAAATACTAGAGCACCAGTTCCTGTTTCATCAGAGATAACGCCAGCAAGTTCAGATGATGATGTTGCAGCAAGTGCTGAAATCTTACTTGTTGTATAAACACCATTTGTTACTGTTGCAGCATTTCCTGTGTATTCTGTTGCTGAGAGAACCTGAGTTCCATTAACCTTTAATACCTTGCCAGAAGCAAGATCAAGGTGTTCTGAAGAGGTCCATGCATCAGTTGCATCTACCCATGAGAAAGTCTTGTCTGTAGCACCCTTAAGAGTAATACCACCACCGTCTGCACCTGCATCTGTTGGTGTTGCTACTGAACCAAGGGTAAGGTTCTTATCGTCAACTGTAATTTCTGTTGAGTTAATTGTAGTTGTTGTACCATTAACTGTTAGGTCCCCTGAAAGAACCAAAGATGTACCAGTTGCAGCACCAATGTTTGGTGTTACAAGTGTTGGGGTGTTAGCAAAAACAAGTGCTCCAGTACCAGTCTCATCAGAGATGATTCCAGCAAGTTCTGAAGAAGATGTTGCTGCAAGTACGTTTAACTTATCTGTTGTTACAACAAGAGTCTTTGTGTTTGGAATAGTTGTACCATTGATAGAATCAGCAGTAGCAACACCAAGTGCTGGAGTTGTAAGTGTTGGGCTTGTAAGTGTCTTATTTGTAAGGGTCTGTGTGTTGGTTGTTCCAACTACCGCACCAGTTGCACCGTGTGCTTCTGTAAGATTGCCGTGAGTTGTAAGGTTGCCTGCAACTGTTGATGCTGAACCATATGCATCATATGTATTTGCTGTTACAGAAACTGCACCTGTTGTATCGTTGTATGAAAGACCAGTTCCGACATTGGTTCCAATAGCGTCCTGTGCTCTTTCATCTGTAAAGTAGAGGTTTGTCCCTTCTTCAATGTCTGATGTTGAGAGTAAATCTGATGCACTAGAAATGTCTGAAAGAAGTGCTACTGTACCAGTTGCATCTGGGAATGTTATTGTGCGATCTGCAGTTGGGTCTGTTACTGCAATAGTTGTTTCAAAAGAATTTGCTGTTGCACCTTCAAATACAATGCTTGATCCAAATTCACCAACTGCTTGTGGTGCTTTCCATGCAACGCCATTGGTTGCACTAGAATCTGCTGTAAGGATATAATTGTCAGTACCTACTGCTAAACGTGCTACTGCATCATCTGCACTACCAACAATTAAATCACCCTTTGCGTCAACAACGCCAGCTGTGATAATATTCTTTCCATTGACAGTCGCAGTTGATCCTTCAACTACCAGTCCTGCCTTTACTCTAAAATCTTTTGTTACTGTTGCCATTTTATCTCCTTAGATTAAGCCTTCAAACCAATACGCAAATAGCGCAAGGTAATCGGGGTTTGTCCACCCACTGGAACTACAGTTAGTGAAACTGTATCTCCTGCTCTAGACACGGAGATGGTGCCAATATTCCCATCGTTGTCCACTGTTCCATATTCACTAACATTCACATCTGTGTTGTCAGGGACTATGGTTAATTCTGTGGCCCAATACTTGTTTGCGCCACCAGAAGTCTTTTTAATTGAGATCAAGTATTTTACTGATCTCCATTCACTTGCTAAAAAATTATCAAAAATTGTTGAGTTTTCAATTCCGTTAATTGTAACTTCATTGTTACCATCTGAACCAAGATCTGTTGATCTTGCAGAAGTGCTGTCAATCAAATCTTCATAGTTTGTTTGACTTGGACGGTCTCCTGTTTGAAAGAGAGACTTTATGCTTGAGATTGATAATTTAGCCATGACAAAATTATATCACACATTTTAAAGTATATAGTTAGAGAAACCAATAATTTGTAGCGGAATTGCTGGAACATTACCAATAGATGTTGGTATCTGTATTGCTGTAAATCTTATTCTAAATGGTAGTACTGAATTTATATTTACCCCACGATTTGGCTGGGTAATTTGCACATTAGGAAAAGAAACTCTTTCAACAGCTCTTGTAAAAACTGGGGCATTGTTACTTATAACAACTGTTGCCATTAGTTTGTAACATCCTCAAGGAGAGTAATCTTCCCTTGAGCAACTGTCCAAACAAGTGTGTTCTGTGGAAGACGTAATTCAATATCAAAAATATCATTTGTTCTAAGTAGTGCAGTTTGTGCTGCAGTTAAATTAACTTTAAACTCACCATCAGCATCTTCCAGATCTTGTTCTGGAGTAAGTGTAAAAATTAGTGTTGCAGTATCTGTGATTACTTGAGGATCTACTGGGGTGGTTGGTCTTTTAAATTCCGCTTCAATATCCCAGTCAGAAATAGTTAATGGCTCTTTAGCATCGTCAGTTAAATATACACGGAAGGATGCTGTATCACCTTTTACAATTGTCCAGTTAATAAATGGTGGTGCTTCACCAATGTCGTATGATGATGCGCCCTGTCCTCTATAAGTTGCCATTTTTATATTATACCACTTGAAAATAGCAATTATTAAGTTTAATAAAAAAATGTTATAAAACTTGCTTTTTGTGGCAATCACATGTTATACTTAGTTAGTGCTACCAACTGGTAGCATCTTTAGTCTCTAGGAGGTTATTTTGATGAGAAGAGATAAAAAGATCTGGATTGGAATCCTTGCTTCAATTGGGCTGCTTGCACCACTAACAAATGCAGCTAATGCTTTAAGTACTGAAAATAATCTAAGTAAACCCTTAGTTTCTGAACCTTTAACCGCCAAGGCGGTTTTTTTGGTTTCTAAACCTAAGAGTCTTACAAAGGTAAAAAAGAACATAGAAGTTCTACATAAATATCAAGACTCAGTTAGCTTGACAGATCGTCAGCTAAAAGAACTATTACATGCTGTTGGCTTTCGTGGACAAGGGCTTGTAAAGGCTTGGGCAGTTGCTAAAAAAGAGTCAAACGGAAGGCCTTTGGCTTTTAATGGCAATGAAAAAACTGGTGACAACTCTTATGGTATTTTTCAGATAAATATGCTGGGAATGCTTAAGGAAAGTCGCAAAGATAAGTTTGGCATAAACTTTAATAGTGAATTGCTAAACCCTGTTATCAATGCACAGGTTGCATACCATATGAGCAATGCTGGTGAAGACTGGTCTGCTTGGCACGGGATAACTCCAAAAACTAAAAATTGGATGAAGAAGTTTCCGCACTAATTTATAAAGATACCCCCTTGGCTATTTGCCTTGGGGGTATTTTTTTTATGAAATTGAGATATACATTCCCTTAAGAATAATAGAGCTTTCATTATCTGCCCTTGCCTGAATTATTCCACCCTCTGATCTAATTTTTGAAAGATCCACATATAGGGTTTGATTAATAGACATTTCGTAAGGATATTTATATTTGAGCATTCCAATATATCCTGTTGGAGATTCTACTTTTGGAATATAGGTTCTTATCCAAGCCTCAGTGCTATTTGTGTCGGTAGTTAATGCTATATCATATCTGATATCTACTCTTGCCCCTACCTTTAATTGTTTGAAATTAATTCTTTGAGTAACAGAATTCCAGAGTGACACAGACCCTACTGGAAGAAATCTTAAAATATTACTATCTATGTCGTCATCCATTAAAATATCTACCCAGCCGTCGTCGCCTCTATCTGGTCCAAGTAGCATTGGTTTTTTATTTTTATTTTCATAATATGCCCAACCTGGGTATTGACCTGAAGGACTTTCATATCCTTCTCCACCGCCTCTGCCAGGCTCCCCTTTAGGCCCTTGTGGGCCTTGTGGACCGTCCTTACCGTCTTTACCTGGAATGCCTCTTTCACCCCTTGGTCCCTCTGGTCCTGGCGGTCCTATTGGTCCAGCTTCACCTTTTTCGCCCTGGATTCCTGGAACAGCAATATACTCAGTATTATTTGCTTCTATGCTTTTTGTATACTTAACAGCTTCCGAATATTTTGTTTTTGGAGCATCCATATTCTTTGATATGGCCATACTACTACTTCTTTACTTTAAAAACAGTTCCATTAATTTTTATCAATGGTGGAAGTTTTGGATTGGTGTCCTTAATTTTAATTATCATTTAAGATACTCCGCCTATAACATTTCTTGTACCACTTGGAGTTACATCTCCCAGTACACAGATTGTTCCAATAACTGGAGTCCACGTAATTGTTGAGTTTCCGTCTGGCACTATTGCCTGTAGATCAAAAGATAGCTCTGCAACTACTGATCTATATTTTATTCCCCAGTTTTCTGTTACAGAGGCTGGTGCAGTTACAGTTATAACTGAACCAATAATAGAAACTTCTAGCTCGTCAAGAATATCACTGCTTGGATCATATGCCGTTGCAGCAAAGCCCCATCCGTCTGTATCAAATTCAGTAACTTCGTCATTTTCAAGAAGAGACACGGTAAATGAGGAAGAGTCTCCACGAACGACAGTCCATTGAATATTTGCTGGGGTAGCCCCAAATTTTTCTACGGTAGGTGAGCACATATCAATGATTATACCATAATAAAAAGAATTGGCTCCTAGGGGCAGTGGGGTGGGTTATGCAGCAACCTAGGAACCAACCCATATGAATTATAACATTATTTTATAATAAAATAATAATACAGCAGTTTATAACATATTGTTATAAATTAGTAAATTATCCAATTATTTTCATTTGCTAAATCAAGATAAAACATTTTTTTTTGTTTATAGAATATGTTATATTTTTTATTAAAATCTACCTTATAGTCTAAAGAATGCAAGAAGTATTCATTATTAAAACAAATTTTATTTGTATTTTTTAAAGCTATACTTGAAAATAAACCATTACATGGTTGTCCAATGTGTGAATTTAAAATATTTACAGGATCAGATTCTTTAAATTTTATGCATTTCTCTGTTGCTTTATCTAACATTAATTTTATTATTTTGCTGTTTTTTAAGCCAGCAAAGTTTGAATTATTGACTCCGTAGTGTTGATATGCAATTGGAGAACATATCATATCTTCATTATTATAACAGTTAAGCATAATGTCGTCTAAAGGCCTGGTGCATACAGAGTCCATGTCTGCATAAAACCCACCATATTCATATATAACAATCAATCTCCAAATATCTGTTTGATTTACTGCAGGTGACAACTTATAGCATTCATATAAAAAATTATCGTATTTTTTTATATGTTCATGTCTTTCCTCTGCAGTAACATAATTATATTCCCAGCCAGGATTTAAGTTTTTCCAAGTGTTTACAATATTTTTTTGAAATGGCTCTAGATCCTTATATTTATTTTCGTGTGTTTGCCATATTATTTTAGGAATCATCTAAATATTATATCACCAATCAAAAAACATAAAACCAGAGTATTTAAAATCGTTATCAAATTGTTATAATCCTAAATGTCCGTTTTGTTATGTTATAGGTAATTAGCCAGGGTATTGAGTGGTGTATACTTAAAATATATAAAGAAAAGAACTATATCTAAACAAGGTTTTTAAAAGATAGTTTATATATAGTATATAAGGAAAATAGGAAAATTATATTACTTGGTAGTCTTAGCAATATGCTCAATTAAAATTTTATACATATCATCAAGCTTAGACTCTTGACGATTTCTAGATTCAATAGAATCTATTCTTTGATCTTCTAAAGCAGTTTCTAATCTATTGATTTGGTCTTTTACGCTTGAGCCTCCATTGGGCTTAAGCTCGCTTAGATAATGTTTTACAAGCCATTTAATTCCAAAAGCGATTGAAGATACAATTGTAAGTATTGCTACAATTAACGAAGCCCAGTCTTGTATGGTCATAAGAAGTATTATATCATTATTTAAGTTATCTTTTAAGTTCGGGCGGGGCACTTAATTCGTCGCCGAAATAGAAGATATATAAACCATCCCCTAGACACATATGGATTGACCAATCCAAGCATGTCTGATACAATGGATTTACTATGCGTGATCAAATAAAAAATATTCTAATTGGCAGCTTGCTGGATAAATTAAAAATCCATCACTCTGTGTATCGCTTGCCGTGTACATCCGAGTTTCTAGAAGAGTTGGTTTCTGATGCCCTAAACGAAAACGGTATGCCAAACGACTGGAAGCCTGATAGAAGCCATAGCGTCAGTATAGACATGACATTAGAGTCAGGAACATCCATTAGCGTCAAGTCAGGAAGATATGACCCAGTAAAAGGTACGTTAGTTATATCTGGCTCCAGGCTAGGCAAACATGAAACACTAGAGAAGATGGTTGAGAGTGTTGCATCTACACATGCTGATTATTATGTGTGTTTAGCAAAAGCAGACCAGGATTGGTCTTCTATACCGTCCAAAAATGACACTAAAACCTATTACCTGTTTGTATTTGAAGCTACAAACCTTGACTACTCAATTGAGCATTGGGCAAGAAAAGAATCTAAGCATGGAACTGGATATAAATATATAATGGAGATACCAGGGATGTCTGCTACTATACGTCCTACTATGTCTCATCAGTTATGGACTACTGTATCTTGTGATATTATTGATATGCCGTCCAAATTGGAGATTATTTAATGTCAGATGAAGTTCGTCCTTGGGATTTGATTAATGGTTCTCCTCGTAGCCCAGAAGAGCTTGAAGAATACCGTTTGAATATTTGTAGAGGCTGTGAGTTCTTTCGTAAAGGAAATCAAACTTGTAAGAAGTGTGGATGTTTTATGAAGCTTAAAACAAAATTAGAAAAAGCTACTTGTCCGATTGGTAAGTGGTGATTTAAATATCAAAATCTATTTCATCTAATTGAAACTCTGTGTCATGATTAGTTGATGATTTGCATGAGCATCCATCGCAGCAGGTTTCTGAAAATAATTTTGCAGCCAGAGAAGGTTCTCCAGCATTATTGATTTGTTTAATAGGTGTAGATTCGTACTGGAAGTCTATATCCCAGGCATTTTCAAAGTTGTCTAATATTCCCATACCGTCTATTATACACGAAATCTGAAAAAATTTGTAAAAACCAAAATAGCAAAAATCTGAATATTTTGTAAATGTGTATGATACATATAATGAGAAAATAAATAAAAAAATAATAGTGAGCACACTATGGGAGTGCCTGCATTGTAATTGGTACTATTGCCAGCTTTGTAACATGGTGTAGTACGCCTTTTGTAATTTGAGATAATGATACCCAGTGCCATGTTTGTAATGATACCCAGTACCCTTTTTGTTTTGATAGGGTAGTGCCACCCAGTGGCATAGTGGGAGTGCCACCCCCTACCGTATTTAATCAGTAGGGGAGTGCCATGTCTAAAAGGTATCCCCCTGCATGTATCCGTCAATACATAATAGATCGCATGTAATTTTTACACGCTGGTTAGGTAGTAGTGTAGATTGGAATAGATGCATGAAGTCGTATACCTCTTGCTTAGTTAGTAGGTTAATGTTGCGAGTGTTACCTTGCATTGTTGTTATTGTTACTTTCATTTAATTTCCTTTAGTAGTACATGAGCATTGGTTAATTGTAATTGTGTTACCCTGACGGATAGCGGTGGCAAGTGTATCGCACTCTATGCAGATGAAGATAGAGCCTAGTTCGTCCATGATGTTACCCATGTTAGTTAACCTCGCTTGCTAGTGAGAAGTCTGAGGTATAGCGATTTAATTGGAATACCGCACCATTGGTGCAAGTGACCTGCATTGCAGATCCATTCCACTTTCTAATAGATGAGACAACCCCAGACTTAACAAGGTTAGAATAGTTAGACATGGTGATAGTATCACCAATCTTGATTGAGTTATATAGTGTAGTCATTGTAGACCACCTTTCGTTTAATGTGATAGACCTTGTGTCTATCTCTTTCCTTGACCTAATTTATTTGCCCTATTGCTAGGGGCTCACTTAGGATTTCTTATTTAATTTTATAGTAGTAATACTAGCATACATTCCCTGAAAAGTCAAGGCGACACGCCGTATATCTGATGTGATGTAGGTCACTTATTTGCTACGCTCATGCGAACACTTGTTCGCCTTATTTGGTAGGCTCATTGACCTTTTAACCCTATTTAATTTTTGTATAAGAGAATACTACCACAAAAATATCAAAAAGTCAAGTTTAGACACGGACAAATCGGACATTTCTAGTGTGATCTCCGTCACAAAAGCTCGGGCCCTAATGACCAGTCTTGTGCATATGCGCTTATGACCAGTCTTAGGTTCCCCAATACATGACCAGTCTTGTGCTCCCCTGCTCATGACTAGTCTTAGGCTTATACGCTCATGACCAGTCATAAAAACTCGGGCCCCAAAAGTTATCCACAGGTTTATCCACATGATGTAGATCACATTTATCCCCATTAATAAAAGTCCTGTTCAGAGCCTTATTCCCTATACATCTAGAAGTGTGGCGCAGATCACAAATCAAAATGTCCGTTTTGGTATGATTACCCGTCAGTAGATGTCGTACCCCCCTGCTATACTTCTATATATAGAAGGTTGAAAAAGAAGTAAACCCCCTAAAGAAAGGAAGTCAAAATGACTTCACTAAATGTAACTACTAAACAATATCATCTCCGTTGGTCTGGAGAATTTTCTAAATGGAATTATTCTTCATCTAATCTAGGTGGACTTTTTCAATCAGAAAAAGAAATTAACGACTATCTTCAAGACATGGTTAATCATGGTTGGATAGTCCTTGAAACTTCAATTGAGGAGATAAACTAATGAACTTAGATGAATATAAAAAATTCGTAAATGATAAGCGTGTATTCTCACGCATTGACGCTATGGCAATTCTTGCTAATGCTGCAAAACAAAATGAACTTATCCACTCTCAAAAAGAAAATGAGGAAAACTAATGAACGCTATTTATGCACTTAATTCCGTATGCGGAAAAAACACTTTCTATGTAGATGCGTTTGACGTAAACTTTAACCCTGAAGGGGCTATTTGTTGCGACAATTGCAAATCTATTCTGATCTGCCGTCAGGCATGGGATCACCTATACAAGGGGGTTAAATAATGAGCGATCTAACTTATTGTGAGAATTGCCAAATAAATATGGCAGATGACTTTTTTGACTTTCGTTTTGAATATCCAATCTGCTTAACGTGTTCGCCACTATATGAACTATTCTTAGAAGGAGTAAACTAATGAGCCTTGAACTACAAGACACACTTGCTATATGCCGTCAAATTCGTAACAATGATCGTGATAGTGGAACACACTACTTACTAGGTTATCTATGGGCTAACACTTCAGATAAAGAAAAGAAAAGAATCTATAAATTGTTCAAGGCAGACCTTGACGAGATGGGAGAAAAATAAAATGGAATTCGTAATTGTGTGCATGCATTGTTGGAAGAATACAAAATATGACGCATTAGATAATGTAACTGGCTTACCATGTAATCAATGCGGTAAAACGCTATGAAAGGAAAATATAATATGGAAAATAAAATTGTTAATTTATTTGAAAACGCAATTCAGCTAGATCATTTAAATTTAAAACAACTAGAAGAATTAGAAAAAATTCTAGACAAAATAAAATAAACTAAAGGTCTAAAAAGGCTCGGGCCCCATGTGGTGTAAATCACATTTACGATATGTCCGTTTTGTCACAGATTATGGTGATAATCTACTTGACATAACATATGCAGATGTCAGACCCCCCTGCTATAATTCTAGGTATAACAAAATAAATAAATTTAAGAAAAAAAAGAAAGGTGGTCAAAAATGACTACATTAACTACAAAATGCGTTGAGCATAAACCTATGAAGTCTGCTATTTCAGAAATTGCAGATACACAATTTACATTCTGCATGGAATGTGAAAATAACATTGAGCGTTGGTATAACGATACTGACCCTGATCGTCTCCCTATGTGGACTGACTGGAAAGTCAGCCAATAGTGATCAAGATCACAGTCAAAATGTCTCAAATGTCCGTTTTTGGATTTGATTTCGTCAGTCCAATCTGCTAAAATAGTTACATAACAAAAAGAAAGAAGGTGCGCCTAATGGCTACCAAACTAATCACAATCCCAACACTACTAGTTGGAACACAATACAAATCCCGTTCCCGTTTTATTGAGGGAACAATCACACACGCAGAAAAGCGTGATCTTTGGTACGGTGAAAATATTGAGGCTTACTTAATAACCGTCCGCCCTAAGCATGGAAGCGATTTCATGGCTACCGTTGCAGTAAAAACAAACTAAGAAAGTAGGAAACTAACTATGTACAAAATCAAACTAGAAACCTTTAGCGGAGAGGTCAAAACAATTTCGCTACCATCAAAAGGTGCAGTCGCACAATTTATCAACACTTACCCAACACAATTACCCGTTGGCGTATCCGTAAAAGTCGCTTGCGACACTCTTGGAATTACTGGCACACTTCGTGGCAGTGCAATACTAACAAACTCAAACTAAAGAATAGGAAATAAAAATAATGATAACAATAAACCACTCTCTACAATTCGTAACTGAATTAGATGAAACACATCCAGTCGCTAAGCAATTGCTTGCACTACCTACAATAGATCAGGTTGCTCTCCTTGAGGCAATGCTAAAAGAAATGGTTGCACCAAAAATTCAGCCAATCCTTGACTTTCTTAATGAAGGCAATTCATATGCAACGCTAAAGGTGGCAGAATAATGAAAAATTGTTTAATAGTTAATTGTGAATCAACTGCACTTGTATATTCTGGAATTGACGCATTCATGCTAGGTGGAATCCCTACTGAAACTTATTGCTATGATTGCGCTAATGCATACAATCAGATTTCTGCACATGTAGAAAAGTTGGTGCAACTATAATGATGACTAGAAAAGACTATGTAGAAACTGCAAAAATTCTAAATCTATTCGTAGATGAAATGGACTCAAAAACTTTTAAAGATTTAGTTTTTGAATTTAGCGAATGGTTCGCTTCTGATAATCCAAGATTTGATGAAAATAAATTTTGGGATGCTTGCACAAAAGAAATTGAGGTGAACGCATGAGCAGATTTATCACAACCGTTGTGCAGGTAATTTTATTTCTTGGAGTGCTTTCTTGTTTTCGTTTAATGTGGCAAGATTTAAAAGCTGATTTGCAAGAAATCAAAAACGATTTGCGAAAGTAAATAAAAAATCCTGAGCACGATTTAAAACTGCTCAACATTCAAAAATGGGGCCCGACCCCCACGGCGTGTCGTCCACAGGTTATCCACAGGCTTTACGTTGTGACATTAATCACTCCCAAATTTTCTCATATTTTGAGATTAAGTGCCCTTAAGAGTTGCCCTTGTCAGCCCCATAGTGTAGGATATTTATATCAAGTTAATTAAGAAAGAAGGAACCCCCTATGAACGAATGCAAAGTATGTTTTGCTCAGCGCATGAGTATCTCTGCAATATCTATCAAGATCAACGAACTATGCGAGCCACACTATCGTGACTGGCAAGATGAAAAGAATATGGGTGAGTACTTTGGGTAATATGATTGAGGCTTTATGCGTTACATGTAATGAGAATTTGCATGTAGATGGATTTTATTGTTGGTCATGCGGAATTGACACTTACTACTCAGACATGTTAGACTCAGAACTCACTTTAGATTGGACAGAATAAATGGAATATAACTACTCACTCACCACTTCATATGATGGCACACTTGTACATACCCTGCGTAGTACGGACATGCTAGAAGTTGTAGACGCATGGAATAAATGCGTAGACTTTGGGATTGCTAATACATATGCAACCTACAATATGTCAGACCCTATGGGTAAAATGTACACTAAGGTATTTTATCGTGATGGAAAGGTATCAGTAAAATGATAGATGCAGAAGTAATTATTTGGAAGCCTAATTATCAGAATTCTTTTATAGGTGGAATGACTCAAGATGAGTTAGCAATATTCCATGCAGATATTCAGGATGCTATTGACGGAGTAGTTGAAGATTGGAAGGGAATGTAATGGGATCAGTAACCGCACTAGGAATTCAGGACACAGTATTGGATTTGGAAACTCAGATTCTTTATCACCTCAAGGGTAATCACTATCCTCCAGTACCTGCAGAGATGGTCACGCCATGTATTGAGGCTATTGATGCCTACTATGATGAGGACTATCACCGCATGATTGATATGCCTATGGTTGGTAACTTTCAGATCACTTATCGTGGCTCAACACAGGCACCTGCCAGCGCAATTATTCAACAACACCACCTGCACTTTTGGCTACCAGAGGAGGAGTACTAATGGCAATACTATTGACTTCAGTCGCAGTTTTATTTGCAGTAAAGATGATTTCAGATGGAAGATAAAACTGATGATACAATAAAGATCATGGAACTAATAAAAGCTGACGTGCTAACTGCAGATGCATTAGAAATTGGTGATCTGATTTCTTTTGACGATGATATCGTTGAAGTAATTGCTATTGATGTTGATTCTACTGGCGATATATATAGTATTCAAGTTAGCAACGACTTTGGTGAAACACAAACAGTTGACTTTGATTTTGATGAAGAAGTTGATTGGTACGTTTATATAGACTAAAGTGGGGCCCGAGGCCCCTGTGAGCTACATCACATTTAAGAGATTTGATATTTTTCCCCATATCTGGTAAGATTATTATATGAGCCAGAAAAAGACCCCTGAACAATTACGTATCCTTATGGAGTTACGTAGATCTAATGCTGCCTCCGCTATTCCAAATAAAAAGAAATATGACAGAAAGAAATGTCAGTCGTACATGCTAGAATTAAAGAAAGAAAGCGAGTAACCCCCATGACAAAATTACTTAGATCTAAAGATAGAAAAGTAGCAAACGTAGTTACCCCTAATGGTAAGCAGGCTAGCATGGCTAATACTTTTGGTCTTCCCGCAGGAAAAGCATATTCATGCCCTGGCGCTACTAGTGTATGCGAGAGTGTATGCTATGCAGGAAAACTAGAAAAGGTATTCCCTAGTGTAAAGAAAAACCTATTGCATAACTGGGCATTGCTCAAGGATGAAGATCTTCAAGGAATGTATTCGCTACTTTCAGAAATGATTGCAGAATTCAAGGCGGAATGCGTAAAGAAGAATGCACCTATGCTATTTCGTATTCACTGGGACGGAGATTTCTTTAACGACGACTACACTAACGCATGGCGCATGGTAATTGAAGAGCAGCCAGATATTCAATTCTGGGTATATACACGTGTTAAGTCTGCAGCGCTTATCCTTAAGGATATTGCTAATCTATCTTTATACTATTCTACAGATAGTGAGAATAAGCCTATTGGTCTTACCCTGAAAAAAGATCATGGCGTAAAGCTTGCTTACCTTGCTAAGAATTTTGCGGTAGGGCAGGCAGACATGAAAGAGATGATTGGTCGCCCTGGTGCTAAGTGCCCTGAGAATCTCAAGGCTATTCCCCTTATCTCTCAAAAGGGCTCCGCTTGCGTATCTTGCTCATTGTGTGTATACTCAAAGAGCGACATTGTATTCTCAGCCACTAAAAAGTGAGGGGGATAAATGGACATATATGTAGTCTTATCTTTCATAGGGCTATTATTGTTCACCATAACAAAAAAATAGTGTGACCTATATCACAGTCCAAATAGTGAGATTTCTAGGAAATGGATTTGATATTTCTTAGATTTTTTGCTACACTTAATATATCAACAACTACAAAGGAGAAAAAAATGACAGTATCAGTAGCAACATACAAGGTTGGCGACACTTACACTTCACAGAAGTCAAAGGTCACAGGAACAATTCTTGAGATCGCCCCTACCGCTAAGGACACAGTTCGTGTTAAGTTAGATGTAAACGGCACAACACGCTGGACAACTTGGAAGGCGTAAGCCTTTCATAGTCGCCAATGTACAGCGACTCTAAATAAGTGGCAGGAACTATCCTGAGCAAGATACAAAAAGGCTCACTAAAATGTCAGTCCCAACCACTATAATAGAAATATCAACCACCAAAGAAAAGAGAAAAATAAATGGCAACAAGAAGCAAAGCAATCTCAGTAAAGATAGCAACCCCTAAAGTAATCAAGGCACTAGAAGCATCACTTGCTAAACTAGAAGCAGACTACGCATCACAAGAAGCAAAAGAAGCAAAGTACGACAAGGCTCGCATGGCTTGGGTAAAGTCACTTCAGGAGTATGCAATCGCAAACATCAAGAAGGCAGAAAACTTCCGTACATCATACCGCTCATGGTCTAGCACTCTTAACATTGACTTTGATGTACCAGTAGCAGAAAAGGATTTGCCAAAAGAGCCAACTAGAGATTTTGAGTCTATTGGACATCATGCTTATCGTGAGCAGAAGCAAGAAATTGAGAACGCAATTCGTATTCTCAAGATGACTGATGAGGAAGTAGTTTCTGCATCAACTTATCAAGCGGTAGCCCGTTATCTCTAACTAACTTAGGGGGGCAGTTAAAGTCCTGAACCCTAACGACCTGAGTAAGTCGCAAAACTGCTCACACAATTAACCACCACTACAGAAAAAGGAAAAACAAATGTCACTAAACGGATACACATATCAACTAGGCGATCTATTCACAACAAGCAAGACAGGCATCACTGGTCGCATCACTAACTTCACACCAATCAACAACAAACTAACTAGAGTTTCACTTAAACTTGCAAACGGCGCACATCGTTTTGCAATGGTTAAAACCTCTAAGTAGTTTTAGTAGGGGGCTACTAATAGACCTAAGCATGTCTATAAACTGCTCATCCAGCTCCCGCAAAATCTGGGCCTCGGGCCGCATGTGACCAATATCACACGTGTCTTTACGAGAGATTAAAACAATGTCCGATTTTTCCCATTTTTACTTATCCTGATTTGCATTTGTCAGTCCGTACTGGTACACTTAAATCTCAACAACAATAAGGAGAAAAACTCATGGCACATGACCTAGAAATACAAAACGGCAAGACATCTTTTGCATCTTTCCGTGAACCTGCATGGCATGGATTGGGTACCGTCTTCACTGAGGAAAAGACCACTACTGAAATGTTAGATCTTGCTAACCTTTCTAACTGGAACGTTCGTCTTGAAGATATGCCAATTCCATCACACTTAACAAGCGACAAAGAATATCAGTATGTCGTGCGTACAAATCCTACTGACAACACCCAGAGCGATGTTCTTGGCGTAGTTGGTGAGCGTTATCACGTATTGCAGAATGAGGATCTATTCTCATTTGGTGATAACATCCTAGACGGCGGTGGACGTTGGGAGACTGCTGGCTCAATCAAGGGTGGACGTGTTGTCTTTGGTGCGCTTGCACTAGAGCGTGAAACAATCCTAGACCCTAATGGCGTAAGTGATAAGGTTAAAACTTATCTACTTATCAACACATCACATGACGGCTCAATCGCAATTCAAGCAAGCATAACACCCGTTCGTGTTGTGTGCGCTAACACTCTCAATCTTGCACTTAACACCACACGCAAGAAAAATGGCGTTAAGCAATCATTCAAGATTCGTCACACGCAGACTGCCAATGGTAAGGTGCAGATTGCACGTGAGACTCTTGGCATGGCCAATAAGTACATGGACGAATTTGATCTCATGGCTAAGGCTATGATTGAGAAGGAAGTCAGTGCTAAGACTTTCTATGACATCATTCTTGCTGCATATCCTAAGCCTGAAAAAGATGCTAAGGGTGCCGTAAAGAAGTGGGAGAACAAGGTAGATGTTATTAACGACATTTACACTGGCGAATTCAATGGTATGATCGCTGGTAATGCGTGGGGTGCATTTAATGCACTTACTGAGCGCCTTGACTGGTACCGCACATCTCGTGGTGGTAACAATGAAAGTATGCTCGCAAGCGCAAGCGGATTTGATCCTGCAATCAACGCAGAAAAAAATCGTTTGCTAAAAGTTGTGCAGAATGTAATGCAACTAGCATAGCAAAATTTCCTGAGCATGAATTAAAACTGCTCGCAAGATCTCATAGCTCAATTGGTTAGAGCGCTACCCTGTCACGGTAGAGGTTGCGAGTTCAAGTCTCGTTGGGATCGCAAGCGTAAATGGGGCCCCGAGGCAAAATGGTACAAATTGGACATTTAAGAAGCTAAGATAAATATTCACAGATTTTTTTATTACGAGGACTTGATTTTTTCCCAGTTTTCCTGTAGAATAAATACATGACCACTACACATAAACCATACACAATACACGAACTCGTAGAAGAAATCTATGAGGACAACTTCTCGCACTTTGATTTCATGGAAAACATGAATGGTGGGGATTGCGATTGTAATCTCCATATTACTATGAATACTATCTTAAAGTATTGGGGTGAGTAATGCTAGGATATGATAAAGAAGAGTTAGACGCTATGACTCTAGCAGTTGAGTCTGCTCTAACTACCGTCAACTTTGACGATGATCCATGGCTACATACAAACCTTCATAACACTATCACTTTCTTGCAAGGCCTATGGGCAGAAGGGTACTTTGACTAATGAGTATATGTTGTAATGTATATGTGACTTTCTTTGACTCTACCCTGGTTTGCAAGAAGTGTTATCAGGAACAAGATATGGAGACCTTGTATGTGGACTAAGCATGAGTATCTTTGTACTAATTGTGATACCCTGTTTGAAATCACAACCAGCAATGACCTGGTGATTCAACCCAACTGTATCTGTAGCCAGCCTCACATTATTAGGATAAACAGATATGATGTGACGGAAGTCACAGAACATCACCTTGACTCTATTGGCAAAGTTCACTATAATTAATATATGAATCTAAACACATTAAGAGAATACATAAAAATTCACAGAATCACACTGACTCAGGATTGGGATGACGCTATTAATAACATAGAGTTAATTGATTCTGAGTATCATCCTTCAGATGATTACTTTGAGGGAGCAATCGCTACCTGTGACCACCTATTGGAGTATCTAGATGAACACAACTAAACTACCACCACATCTACAGTACCTTGTGGATATTGGGGAATCAGGCACAGATATCCTGCATGGCAAACTTAAAGGCCTAATGCTACAGGCTGAGGGAGACTGGATTCTTAATCGTTATAAGCCAGAGGGTAAGTATCATGAAGGTCAGCTTGACGCTTATGCTTATATATATGAGTTAACATATCAACTAGCATTTGCAATTGCAGATCGTGCTAAGTTGACAAACCAATAGCATTCCTGTATTATTAATATAAACCACTACTAGAAAGAAAACACCATGCCAAACTGGGTATATAACGGACTAACTGTTGAAGGTCCAAAGTCATCTGTACTTAAATTAAAATATGAGGTAGGCAAGCCTATCTATGTTCCTGTCCTTGACTGGGAGACAAACGAGGTAGAGGTCAAACTAACTGAGAACCCTATCTTCTCTTACTGGAATATCATAGCGCCTACTGATCTAGATACATATCCACTTCAACAGTCTGACAATGGTAATGACTGGTATAAATGGAATAACTTTAACTGGGGAGTTAAATGGGATGCAAGCAATCCTTACATTGGTGGAGAGCAAGCCAATGGTGAGAACTATGTTATTCAGTATAACTTTGAATCCCCTTGGGGAATTCCAGATGAGGCTTTAATTACTTTATCATCTCAGTACCCTGATTTGTTATTTACTTTAACATATGAAGAAGAAACAGGTTGGGGTGGGGAATGTGAGTTCCTCAGAGGTGAACAACTTGACGGCATGGAATACAATTGGAAATGTCAAGAGTGCGACTACATGCATGCAGAGGACCCTAATGACTTATATATGGAAGAGCACAACGAGTTGGTCTGCCCTACATGTCAGTGGCCTGTGTTAGAATTAATGGGACTACCACCGAAAGTAGAGGTAAAATGAAAACGGCAGATAAAGATAAACTACACAAATGTCTAGAGATCTTACACACTACAGAACTAGGCCTACCCATGGTATGGCTATGGACATGGAGTGCCATTGTAGATATACTAGATGACAAGACATATCATGCACAGGTCAACCTTGATACTGTATGGAATAAACTCTGTGAGGATGTAGCCGCAGGCAAAGGCTTCTCTCTAGAGTATGGGGCAGAGCAGCACTGGGATGATGTAACAGACTGGATGCACGAGAACGAATTCATTATAGAGCCAGACCAAGAAGAAGAGGAGCAAGACTAATGGGAGCACGGATTAATTATATATTTAAAGATGTAGAGGCTGCAGTAGGCGAGCCAGCTTCCCATGTGGTCCTATATAGCCACTGGGGTGAGACAGAATGGCAGAGGGACCTAGCACAGGCGCTGCTGCATGCTAAACCTAGGTGGAGTGACGCCAGTTACTTTACTCGTATGATTATCAGTTGGCTTATGCAAGACTCTGTATTCAGTGACACAGGTTTTGGTATCTATGCTATTAATGATATTAACGAGGACCTAGGAGATACGACGGTAGTGATTGATATCTCTAAAGAAACTATCATTGATAACCAGGGCAATGTACTTGACTGGCAATTGTTTATTGAAGCCTACCTACCAGTTGCTTTGACTGAGCACGTAGGGGTATAAATACACCCTACACTAGAGGTGGCGCAATTTGTGGTGGGTTGCGCCCCTCTCCTCTTTTTGATACAATGTAGATAAGGAGAACCATGAGAAAAAAACTAGTCACGAAGGAAGAAAAGGTAGCAATCCAATTATGCAATATCTTGGCAGACCTTCGCCTTGACCTTGATATGATTGGTATTTATTTGGTACGCTTATCACCTAATGTAATTTACAATCGCTTGATCATATTAACAGATTCAGCAGAAGCAGAAAAGGAAGGGCAACATCATGACTACAACTACAGAACTCGCTAGCAAATGTGATATCTTAAATGATATCTGGATCAACCATTCTGAGAATGAATGGTTTGAAGACTTCATTGAGATTAACGATTTGGGTTTGCCTATGGCATATTTTATTTGCAACGGTATAGTAGAGGCAACCCCTCTTGCAATAGAAATCATAGATG